CCCGCTGAGTTAGCGGTTGCAATCCCTAATTTTTTAAAAGCTTCAGCCGCTGGCCCTGTTCCTTTCTCTGTTGTCTGAACTATATTTTTAGCAAGCATTGGAAACAAACGAGTTAAAGCATTAAAATCTGTACCCGCTAAATTTGATGCTTGCCTTAATTTGTCTAAGACCGGAACGCTTGCACCTGTCTTTTCAGACATTTTCTGTAGCTTGTCGCCTAACTGCAATACATCATTTCCCATCTTTGCAAAAGCAGCCACACCTAAAATCGGGAGCAAAGATTTAAGAGCACCCAACGCCCCAGCCGATGCCGTCTTTAGGCGATCCATTGCACTCGCCGTTTTCTTTGATTGTCCAGATACACCCTTTAAACCTTTTTGTAAGCCTGTTAGTTCTTGCTCTCCTGTTACGTTTGCTTTAAGAGTTAAAGTTGTTACATGATCAAGATTCATACTATTTCCTACGTTCGCTTAGTAACTCTATAATTCTAGCTTCTATTGTCTGCACGTCCTCTAATACGTCTAAAGGATTTTTAATCTTTTCCAATTCCATTACTTTAAATAAGACGTTGTAATCTAAACCCACGACATAACCATTATCAGTACGAAATTGTGTCTGTACTCTTAAAAACATCATTACAGCCTCCCAATTTTCTGGATTAACTTCAAAATCATCAGAAACGGGCTCATCTTCAAAAGTAATACCTAAGACGGCTGCATCGTCAATAATTGAACCTTTCGGCGGTCCTTTATACCAATAATCAGCCGCCTCTATTAGTTTCCCTTTTTGGTCTCCACTAACGAATCAAAATAAGCCTCAATAATTGCACTGGCAAGCATTGGGATTTCTAAAATTTCTTTTTTAGTTTTGGCATTATAAGGCACGGGTTCACCTTCACCATCATCAACCTCACACCACCCACAAAGAACCTCATCAGCGATTGATTGGTCAGTTATACCGCTGGTATCTTCTTCCCCGTCTTGAATTGCTTTTACACGCTTTTGTACTAAGACTTGAATTTCATTAATACGTGATTGCGGGAGCCGTTTAAAACGAGCGTCGAAAGTTTCTTCTTTCCTGGCTCCATTATCTGGGGTCTTAATCGTAACGGGCCAACTATAAGAACTAGAACTTTTTAAAACAAAAGACATGAAAAAACTATAGCCATACGTAGGCTAAGGGATCTTCATTAATAATCAAGTCTTACATAGTTACTAAAGCAATTTCATCATTACCAGTTGAGCTAGGTGTAGGAACAAAGGGTAGATTTAACATCTGAACACCCGAATCATCTGAATAAGTTGGGTTGCCGATGTCACAAATAGGCATAACTAAACCAATACGATTACCCGCCGTTGTTCCGTGAAGGCAAGAAATAACGCCCGTTGTGTTGTCATTCGCAATTGTAAAATAATCTTTTTGAGCGATTGTTGGTGCTTCAATGACAATTTCACCAGATGGGGCACGGTTTGTGATTATCGTAGATTTCGTTGCACCAACCAACTCTCTACTAACAAGATCATTACTTATATCAACATTTAAGCTTTGAATTGCGGCTGATGTATAACCCAATACGCTGGAAGCACTTGTATTACCTTGTTTAAAAAGTACGGGTGTTGTTTGATTCGTGTACGTCCCAGACAAACTAGTGTCTGTGGGAGCATTATATGAACCCTGCATATTAAAGGTTACAGACGGTATTGCATCAGTAGATAGAGACAATGAAAAGGTTCCTCTACAACCTGTGGCTACATGTTGAACACCTGAGTTATTAAATTTAATAGTGCAACTTTCAAAAGAAGAACTAATAGGGGAATATTTGTTACCTGCTGAGATTGAATAACCTGATGATGAACCTGGTACAAATGTTGCTGTAGATGCAACGACGGTAGCTACCTTTGTTGTCCCGTTATAGGCGGTGATAATGCCCGCGTGACCATTGCCCGTTCCTGATGTTATCGCGATTCGGTGGCCTACATAATAACCATCTGTTGCACTTGGACCTGAGGCTGCAAGAGTAATACTATTTGCACTTCCGGCCTGCGATGAGCCTGTTAGAGCGCTTCCCAATGCTTGAACATTAAAGCCACAACTTCTAAATAAAGCATCCAGTTTTGAGGCAGTTGCTGCTGTTCCTGAACCCGCTAATTCAGTAGTTATCGAAATTGCAACTCGTGTATTACTTAAGAGTTGATCACTATTTCCCAAGAAACTCCTTATGGTGTCCCTTGATAATGTCTCAGATTCAATCGGTGTAACATCAATCTCAGTACATAAGACCGCATCTGTTCCCGCTGGTGAAGAATCAGAACCATATGAACTTTCAATTTTTGCCGCAATTAAACGGGATCTTGACAGCAAAGCCATTTGTTAAAGCCTCAAACGTTCAAACTATTATGCTTCCATATTAATGCTTATTTGCTACGTCTCCACATTTTCTTATGTAGAAAGATCGGTTTGACTTGTTCTATATCTGATTTCATACGTTGAACTAATCGCGCCTATTGCCTGATCAGCATCGATAAGCTCGAAATCTACGCTTTGAATTTGTATATCTATAGCATTATTATTCAACGTTAAATCTGAAGTTAAATTTGAATGTAGTGATTC